CATATGAATATTTTAGTCGTTATGGCAACCACCTGCACATTATTGAAAGTGGTCTATCCGGCCTGACGGTAAAAGATATTGCAAATGTTGCTACGAAGTTTAAGAAGAAAAGTGAGAAACCTGTTGTGGTATTTATTGATTATATGCAGATTATCAAGGCAGATCCGGATGATCGTACGCAGTCAGATCGAAAGACAAAAACGGATGTGGTTGTTACAACACTGAAGACACTTGCCTCTCAGATTGGAATGCCTGTTGTTACGATTTCAAGCATCGGACGAACCTCTTACAATGGTAAGATTTCAACAGCCTCTTTCAAGGAATCCGGCGATACCGAGTATACAGGCGGTGTTCTTATCGGATGGAACTGGGATGGTGTAACTAACCAGACTGAAGAAGCGAAAAGAGAAGAGGAGAAAAGGCTCTGTAAGGAACGAGGATATAGACGTATGACTTTGGATATCTTGAAATATAGAAATGCTGAGAGAGATAGTACACTACATTTGAAGTATTATCCGGCTTATAATTTTTTTGAAGAAGATGATGGATTTGTCCCTATAACAGATAACAATCAGACCCCGTTCACGACAAATAAACCGATTATCAGGAGATAACGGACACCGTTTATTTTTAATGTACTATAGCTAGAAATAATTTAGTGGAATCGAATTCTTTTTTGGAAATAGACATATTGAAAATGAAAATTGCATATGATATAATGCCTTTAGGCAAAAGAAGATATAGTATTTCTGTCAACAGAAACACTAAAGTGAAAACCCCCGGATGGCACTCCGGGGGTTTTCTTTTTAGGTTGGTTGTCACTATTTTCTACTGTTCAACCATTTGATGATGTAGTGGCAAACCACACCAGCCGCGACAGCGACGATAAAGGATATAATAAATTCCATAGTAAGCACCTCCCTTCCTTACCAGTATAGGAGGCGGTAACATCAGCATTATATCACATCCATATCGTCCCTGCTACTTCTTTTTCTACCTTTTTATTCCGCCAACTCCGGCCACCGCAGCGCCCCATCCTGATCCGGCGTAAGCGTCACCGGCTCCACAATCATCCGGCCCTCATCGTCCATAATGTACCACTTACCGTCTATGGTCTGCTGGCCCGTTACCATAGCACCATCAGCACCCAGATAGTACCAGTGGTCTTTATACTTGTACCATGTATCATGCACCATTATGCCGGAGCCGTCAAACCAGTACCACTTACCATCATGCCAGTACCAGTCATTGCGGACTGGCTGACCGTTGCCAAGGTAGTAGCGCCAACCGCCATCCTCCTGCTGCCAGCCGGATTTTCTCTGTGGCTCCACGAGCGCTGCCTTGAAATCTGTCCACAACTGCGGCTGATCCAGCATCTTACGGGGACAATGCTTGCGCTTGGCATCGTAGTGCCGGATCACATGATCTGCCCCGATCCCTGTCTCCGCCATGATCTGGCGTACAAGCTCAATGCAGTTTGCGCGGGCGATATCATAGTCAGAGTCTGGATTGACGCAGATCTCGATGTTAATGCTGTTTGTGTTGGTAACCCCTGGCACCAGAGGCGTACCGTACTGCTTACCTACAGCATAAGCACCGTCGCAGTAATACAGTGTCTGCACTGCTACCGTATCATCCACATACCAGTGGACTGAAGTGGACAGGTTGCCGTTTCGATGGGCCTGAGCGTGTTTAAGCGCACCTGCACCTTTTTTATAATTGTCCGTCTCGTGGATTACAATCCATGCAGGGCAGTTTTGACCTGCGTAACAGTTAATCTGTCTGATTTCTTTTTGTATCTCCATAATAATTCCCCCATCAAAAAAGCCCCAGAGAATTCCGGGGCCCGTCTGCGTTGCGATGTCGCAACATCTACTGGTTTTCTGGTTTCACTTCATCCGGATGCTCTGCGGCCCACTTGTCGCACTCTTCCTCAAAAGTGGTTCCAGGGAACGTATCCCAGCCGTGTCTCTTGCAGTAAGGGCAGTCATCCGGGTGGGAACCATTTTCTGTACCAGGGCCAAACTGTGCCATATGCTTATTATGCTTTGCTTCTTCCTCTGGGCTGTCAAATGTGAGTGTTCTGTTTTTGTAATCTTTCTTCATGGACTTTTCTCCTCATATAATTTAGTGTGGTAGCTTAGATTAATGTGTAATAAATTTCCCACCGTTTTTAATCAGCAGGGTTACAGTAACTTTTTTAATGGTGGGTCCCTGCATCTATTAATGTTTTTCATACTTATTCTTTTGTATAGTTTACTTAGCTAAATAGCAATATCGAAGCTATTAAAAATGGTTTAACTGCCGTACAGTTTACTGGTGATATCAATGATCTTAGAAATCAATCCCTTAATATGAACACTCAAAAAGTTTATTTAATCAGCAAAGATACGGTACAAAATATTCCAGATGCAATGATTGGCACAGGGCTTCTTACCATAAAAAATATGGGACTATTTGCGTCAATAGAAATTGTTGACAGTAATAAACAGCAGTATATTTGGGGAGGTTGGAACTCCGAATCCATCACTTCATTAAGTTGGAAATAATTATATTGATTGAAAAGGTATTTTTTTCCATCCTATCCACCCAGGAATATCTGAATAACCATTATAAAAATTAAAGTATATTGTGCTTAAATCAGTAGGCAGAAATTCTACATAAATCCATTTATTTTCCTGATTTTTTGATATAATCGCTCGTCCATAAGCAGATAATGGAAGATTTAGAACCGCTAAATTAGTTTCATATACACCACTTTTATTTGATGGATCTAAAATGTCTCTTAGGCCTGGTCGAATTGTAAATGTGATGCTTGGAATATTGCTATTTAGCTGTTCAATATCCTGTTCCATTTTGTAAGCTACAGCGGATGAAGGAACTGTATCCTCTGAATTTACAGACACATTAGAAATCAAAGATTTCAGGGTGTCTATGATTTCATTTGCCTTTGCGACGGTGTCCCGCAGCTGCCTTTCAGTTTTATTGAGATTATCAGCATCTAAATCCGGTTCTGAATCATTTACATACTCTGTGGGCGTGTATGCCTCCATTTTTTCGATATCTTTTATCAGCACTTTCTTTCCTCCTTACTTACATCTCAATTCTCTTAATGTCATATTAACTACAGCTGCGCTTGATGTTGTTCTTCTGAACAATGATATATATATGTATCTAGTTCCAGTAACTGATGATACATTAAAAGTTTGAGTGCGAATTTTTCCGCTGGTATTATTTATCTCGCGCCTCCAGTACGCGCCCAGCCCTTCGTTATACTCTTTTCCAGCTTCTGTTGATGAAGTCATATAGATATAATTTGTTACGTATCCTGTAGAAATCAGCAATTCACAACCATTATCACCATTATTCAGCGAATATTTCAATTCGATTTCATTTATAGTGTCAAAATTTAATGGCACGTTAAACACGATAGCTGTTGTAACATATCGGGTATCAAGGGGGTTCTCAATGTGAATATTATCCCGACCGAAAGTAACATTTCCTGTATAGTACCCTCCCGCCTTTCTTCCAAATGACGGAAAATAATTGATTGACTGCCCTGGTGCAAATACTCCGTTATAATATGGGATCATTGGATCATTATTTTCATATCCTTCGTATGTCCCTATAATTGTATAGTCGCCAATTTTAATAACTGCCCCCTTTTTTATGTTTGAGGCTATCAAGTTAGGAAGGGGTGCCAGAACAACATCTTCTTCCATATATTTCCCCTTGGTTTCTATAGTCTGTTGCTCGGCACTGGGAGTTATATACTGTTGCCCCAATGTAGGAATATTCTGTGTAACCATGCTGCCGGGTTCGTAAAATCCCCCAGTAAGTTCTAATGACCCGTTAATAGGAAGGATGTGTGTCTGCGGGAAAATGATCGGCATTCTTCCTACCTGTTCATCGTCACTGCCTTTTCCTAAAAACGTCTTTCCACTTTTTACATCTTCGGGCAGCGCTGTCAATCCAGTTGTATCCGCATTAGCGCCCCTTCTCTCAATAATACATTCTGCCATGCTGCACCTCTAATCAACATATCCCTCAAATGTCCCTGTATATGGTCCGATGGTAACGCCTTTTTTTATAACATCCTCTGAGATCCCCTGTATAGCTGCTACTACAACATTCCCTGTCATATAAGCCCCCTTAACGCCTGCGGATAATCCACTGACTGTTGGGTATATATACTGAGGGCCAAGCGTGGGAATATCTTGGCTCACGGTCATGGAATTGATATGCCCTGTCGGTATTTCCAGCGTACCATTGATCGGAAGCTGCTGGACTATATCGGAATAATCTGGCATAGCACCTGTATTATTTTCTTTGCTTTCAACTCCGATAAATACCGCTCCGGCTTTTACATCCTCTTTTCTGGCGGTAAGCGCCGAATTATCAAACATACCGCCGCTATACACGATACAATCAGCCATATTATTCTCCGGATCCTTTCGCTAAAATTTCAAAATCCACAGCCGGCTTTGAGCTGTAGCAATACAGAGTAACAATGCCGTTCCCACTTACCACCCTGTCTACATACCCAAATGCTTTTTTTCTGGCTCTTACTGTTTCAATTCCCGGTTCGTCCCCCAGATACGGGCCGCCTATTATAAGACTTATATTTTCCTGCGCCCCCAATGCACTTACACTTTGGACATACGGAGCTTTGTCACTCCAACCGGATGCAGGAATAACTATCCTTTTTATCCCCTTCATGAGGATAATATCCGCATTATTTTCCAACACAGCTTTGTTCGTTGCGTTTATATCTTCAGCCGAAAATATGTCCCCAACTTCTGTGTAATTAGTCTTATCTTCAAGCGTGACAAGGCCTTCGTGATCTTCTGTCATCTTATATTTACGCAGGCCTGCAAATTTGTCATTTTTATAGTTGGTCTTCAGGTTCATATCTTAATCCCTCTGTTTCCTATTGTTTTCATTCCTAACCGGAACTCTAAGAATTGAGGTCCCGGATATGATTTTTCAATCAGCGTTCCAAGATCAAAAATAATCTTTTCAATTGCATTTGCCTGATAGATAGATGTGTAAGTGATTTTTTCAGGAGTAAGCGGTGTGCTGTTATCTGTGTAGTATGCATTCCTTATCGCTACTATATTCTCCCGCAGCCTCTCCATTTCTGAATCCGTCCTGCGGTCTTCTGGCTTCCAATCCAACTTGCTGTGAGTTATATTTTTATACCCATATTGATTGAGTACATAGGATACCCATTTGATTGCCCTTTCGATGCGGTTAAGATCGTTATAATCAATATAAGCTTTGGAAGACATCTCTATAATGTCTGACTGCGTACGGTCAAAGATAAGTGCCTCTAAATAATCACTCATGGATTTTTACCTCTGCTTTGATTTCGTTCGGAGAAAAGCTGTAATTATAGCTTTCAATAATGCCAGTGCGGTATCCATCATAGTCCGTATCAATCTTGATCTTCTGGCCTAATTTCTTATCGCCTACCAGCACTTCACCCGAAACATTTTCAGCCCGCTGGTAATATGCATATACGCGATCAAGTACCTGCTGCGCATTTCCATTGTGTACTAACGTAGCGTCCGTTACTTCCTGTATGTGCTTATTAAACACGATATCCGGATTTTCTTTAAGGATTGAAGAAGTAAAATGGCTATATTTTTTTCCTGTTAGTGTGACATTTTCGCCGGTTCCTGAAATATATGCGTAATTATCACCGCTTTTTACAATCTTTCCGCCGGTAATTGATAAATCATAATACGGCTCACTGAAAATTATCTCTGCGGTGCCGTCCAGAGAATCATTATAGAGTTCTTGAGTATCCTCTGACTTCTGATAGGAGTGAACTGTCAAGCGGATACCTGTCACAATATCGGAATGTTCCAGCGTAACTCCGGAAAATACTTCGTCATGGGAAAACTCTGCGCTCAATTCTGTTTGCTGGGGGTAAATGATAACCCCATCATAATTGCTTGTATCCGCAATCGCCCCGATTGCAAAGCAGATGTACACCAGCGCATTCCTCTTGGATGTATATGGGATGTATCCAATGAGCGGGATATCTGCCAACGTTTCATCCAGTAAATATTTAAAATCTTCCCCTTCAAATATTTGCTCAAGAACTTCCGAAACCGTCTGTCCAGTATAAACTCCGCCCTCAAATTCGCTTCCATCCAGTACGCCTACAGCATCATGGGCGTCCATATGGTAGTCTGTCTTATTTTTTCGGGCGCCGTTTTTGAGATAAAAGACGCCCAGAAGCTCCCCATTAAAATACAGCGAAAGCTTTTGCTTTTTCTGCAGGTCAAATGGTATGCTGGATTTTGTTCTGACAGTAAAATTCAATGTATTGATGCTTATGCTTTCTGATATGGCGTTGATTTCCTGCAAGCAGTTCCTTTCCAGCAGCTCATCATCCAGAAAATCTCTGTAAATTCCGTAATCAATCCTTGTGATAAACACAGGACGCACCGGCTTGGAGGTTTTTAAAAACGTTATTTCCAGCCTGTCATAGCCCCTGACATAGTTACTGCAAAAATATCTGACAGAATCGGGCAAAAACTCCATATCCGATAGTAATTTATTGCCCGAATACCATCTGATTTTCATTTTTGCGCAGTAATCACCAGACATAGTATTAAAGGTAAACAGGAGGCCCACACTGGTGAATTTCTGATTAAACGTCACTGTTAATGCAGGAATACCTACTTCTGAACTTGTAGTCTGCTTCGGAAAAAGGAATCTTCCAGGATGTAACCCTGCCTGCGGCCTAAGCCCCAGGCTTTGCTTAACATACCCAAACTCCCCATTTTCATTTGATACCTCAGGGCTTATATACCCATATGGTAACGGGTTTTCCGGAAAGTTGATGTATTTACCGTTCAACAGAGAAAAACGCGGAAAACACAGGGCATAGCCTGGATATACAACATCATCCCTCTTTAATTCCGGGAATTCCTGCCTGATTACGGTTTTCTGTGGGTACAGGCCCTTCCGGGGAAAAAGCCCCTTTCTTGGCCTTAATCCCGGTTCAGTAATAGAAACAGTACTGTTCTCCTTTGCATAAGGGGCTAAATCATCGTACACAATTTTGAGACCTTCTGTATTCTTTTCTGCATCAGACAATATAGATCGCTTCAAAAACACGTTATGGCCTCCTTTTTGGTTCCATGGCAGTAAATACAACGGACAGCCCCGTCCAGTGGTTGCGTTCTCCGTCCTTGCCGTTTTTATTAATCCTTATCTGATCTTCCCCGCTAGTAACATATGCTTCAAATTCAAGTGTCTGCTGGGCGTAAGGGAAAACCATATTATGAGATTCTACAGGGGCGGAAATGATTTCATAAAACGTATCGTAGTCCGCTGGATTGCTCCGATCAGCGTCAATTTCAAGAGTGTAATTATAGAATGTGCCAATAATATCCCGATGCATCCTGTAAGATTGTAATCTCCCAGAGTTCTCGCTATCGGCAACCGCGAAACTGCGTTTTAAGGATTTTACCCATAAACGGAGATTTACTCCGTCTATGGTAAACACCTCATTCTGTATCATTACGCACCTCCCTCTGTTACCATGCGAACGCCTACACGGTTCTTTTCGCTATTTCCGAACTTAACTACTAACTGCCCGAATTTTGTACTATCAAGCACCAGATCAGCCTTTACAACCTGATTTCCGCCTGAAATGTTGCTTTCTGCCAAAGCTTCTTTGAGAGCCTGCTTCATAGTGGACAATGGTGAAACCACTTCCGTCTCCCGGTTATTATCTCCGAGAATAGCTGCAAACATACCTGCTCTGGGAGGCACTACCGTTCCCGTGGCAAGCATAGGCATTTTGTACGGGATAGATGCGTAAGCGGATACAGGATATGTATTCCTGCTACTATACCCTCCTGAATATCCCGCTGCGGCTGCACGTTTTCCGGCATTGATCGCTATTGTAGCGGCGGCAATTCCAGCAGCCAATGAAGCTGCAACAACGCCAGCGCCCACGCCTCCAGCCACTGCGCCTAATGCCACTGCCAGAATACCCACTGCTGAAGCTGCTGCAAGAATACTAGATACTACTTTTTCACTTGGGGACATATTATCCCAATTTCGTGCTAAAACTGCTATTAATGATATAATCGAGGTCACTGCCAGTATTACAGGGTTTATGCTGGAAACCGTTCTTGCCAAAATGGAAATAACTTGCTCTCCGATTCCTAAAAAACCTCCAAGACTACTTATTAACTGTCCTATTCCTAAGATAAATTCTGAAAACTTCCATGCTGCAAAGAAAGTTACTACAGCGAGGGTAATATTTTCCACTAAAACCTGATTCTCATTAATCCAGCTTGAAAATTTGGTGAGCCATTCTACGAGCTTTTCTAATGCCGCTATAATAAGTGCTCCTGTCCATTCTCCAAGAGGCTGTAAAAATTCTTCCCAAAGCCAAAGCCCCAATGGTTTAAGAGCTTGAACAACACTATGTACTGCTCCCAGCGCTGCTGCAATCAAGTCAAACACTTTGGGAAGCGCCTGCTCTACGCCCCACTTTGTAATAGGTAGTAAAATGCTATTCAAGAACCACAATAATGCATTTCCAACATCGGACACAATCGGTTTGATTGCAATTAGTACCCTGTCAAAGCTCTGTAATAAGGGGGAAAAGTCCACATCAGCAGACCATTCCTTTAAGTTTTCTGATGCTTGTCTGAAAAAGCCTGTTATTTCTAGGATGATATCGCCTAAATGCCGTAATATCTTTGTTCCTGTATCTCCAGATACCCAAGCTTTATCAAAATTTGTAATCAGATTTCCTACTGTATCGACAAGATTTGAGAAAGTAATCAATAAATTATCTGTAATTGCTTTCCCGTATCCTTCTGCATTCCACACCTGCATAAAGGAGGCACTTACGTCACCAGCAAGCTGCTTCACAGCGGAAAACATATTCTTAACAGAGGACAATACCTGTGGCCCGTTTTCCTCCCATGATTGCTTAAGAGGTGTAAATAGCTGCCCTAACGTTTCCTTGATTGCATCGGCCTGCAATTTAATGTCATTGGAAACCTCCTCTGTAGTAAACATATCTTCCGGCTTTAATTCCCCGGATTCTTTGTCTTTATCTTTCTTCTGCCGTGTGATCTGGATAAGCTGGTCGAACGGAGCAATCGCTTTCTCAGTCTCTTTTGCCGCAGCCTCTGTCTCATCCTTGGTCTTGTCCAGACTGTCCGCATAGTCCTGCTGTACCTTTACCGCTTTAACAAACGTGTCTTTCCCAGTAAGAGCCGCTAAAAGCTGCGCTGTCCAAGTGACCGCTTGGGATAGCAGGTTGATAAATTGAGCCAACGCCGGGGCACCCACCTCTACAAGCGGAGAAAATGCTGTTGCAAACGTATTTTTAAGCTGCGTTAAGGATGATAAAAGCAGGGATAAGGCCCGGTTTGTATCATCGGAATACTGCGACAGGTTGTCCATACCCTCTTTCAGTCCGGAAGTAACCATGGATATAGCCCGGAATACTGTGCTGAACAGAATAGAAGTGGCAAGCATTTTCCCCAGGCTCATTCTGGCGCCTCGAGCCGATTTATTCGTATCCTTTAATGATTTATTGAATTTATTCCCTGTATTGCTTGCCTTTTTCTGGGTCTTATCTACTCCAAGCAATTGTTTTTTATATGCTTCTGCAGCTTGCTTAGCTTTATGAAGCCCTTTATATGCTTTATCATATGGAGCATCACCCAACCCATATCCAGCCTGCTGCGCATAATACAGTGCATCAGTATAACGGTCGATTTCGTCTTGCAGGCTCCTCAGTTTGGGAGATGACTGCTTAACTGATTTTGCGACAGAGGAAAAAGCATACTTTGCAATGCTAGGGATATCTTTAAAAGCCTGAGGAAGAAGCTTTATGTAGTCCATAGTGCTTGATAATGCTCTTTTTATGTCTTCTGTTCCAACTTTCGCACCATCGGTCTTTATTTTCGTATCAATTACGATTGTTCCATCTGCTTGCAAATTCACTCACCCCGACCTAACAAATCCGCGAAAAACTTACAGTCTTCCTGTGCTCCGTCTGTAACTCCTTTCAGTTCACAGAGTTTTTGGTTATTTTTTAAGAACTCCTGTTCCCACTTTTCCATTTTCTTTCCCTTTGCCAATTTCTGCCGTATTGAAAGCACCTGGGAAAAAAGTCCGTCGTCAATCTCCATAAACCAGCCGTAAAACGTCCACCAGTGTATCGTTTGGCGGCCTCTGGTCTCAAATCCAGCAATTTTATTAACCGCCGGGAAGATTATCACAGCATCCTGTTCCCAGTCCATTGTTCGGGCCGTGGGTTGCTCATCCTCCCGAGTGATTCCACAGTCAATAAACCATCTGGCAGCCTCGGCGGCTTCCCCTAATGTCTCCGGAGGGGGAAGCACGGGATAGTAAAGGATCTCTATCATGGCCTGTGTCTTTTCTTCTGCGGTCAGCTCATCATCGCCAAACGCTGTAAGAATATCCAGCACAGCCCGGAAATCCTCCCGTATTTCATAATCCACGCCCCCAACATTAAGGCTGTACGGCAGATCCCAGGCTGCCATCACTTCACCGGGAACGGATATTTACCGGGCCCGGCATGATATTTTTCGGTGTATTTTGAGGCTTTACTCTGCATTGCTTTAAAGTTTTTCCCTGTTACCTCCTCTACAATCTTCTGTACAGTTTTTAAGATCACAAGCGCCCACGCTTCTCCACTTTCAAGAGGGGTAAACGGGCTTGCGACATCAAATAATCCTGAGGTATCTGCCTTAAAAAGGTTGTCAAAATGTCCTTTTAACTCCGAAGCATATTTATTTTTAATTTCTGTCGATTCCTCGTCAGTAAGCTGATCTCGATTTAATGCTTCAAGTTCTTTATACATATTTTTAAATACGCCATATGCTTTATGGTATCTTTCAAAGATATCAATATCAGAAGGCACAAAACGGAGTGTAGCCAACACTTCTCCATGCTGATCCATAAAGTCATAATACTTAACTGGGCTCTCAATGCTTACTTTGATATTTTCCATGTCCCCTCCTTATAACGCCATTGCGGCTGCGGCGTCCGACGTAAATGCCATTGTGGCTGGGTCTACTACTCCCAGGATCCTGTCTCCAACGTAGTGCACGGTATGGGTTGCAGATACGCCCTTAAGGCCACCAGCAAAGTCACCCAGTTCCACCACGCCCTCCTGGATCCAGGCACGCATCTTTTTGCTCTCATCAGTTTTGTATCTCTTTACACAGAGATATTTGAGGTGCAGATCAGACAGTGTAGCCCTGTTCTCCATCAGCTCATCAATCTTCTGTGCGTACTTGCTTTCTCCGGACACATTCAGCGGGTCCACTGTCATACTCTCGGCGTATCCGGTGATGTCGTAGTTGTTGTTTCCCAGCACGTCCTGGCTCTCCTCGGTTTCAGCGTTCATCGAAATCGGCATATCCTCCACGCCTTTTCCGATGATTTCCAGATTTTCCTTTCCGGTTACATTGTCAGACCCGTCAACGATCCAAAAAACCATAAAATCTTTTCTTTTTGCCTCTCCGGCCGCATAAGTCCATTTCGCCATTTTCTTCCCCTTCCTATCTCTCAAATTCATTTGTGTATGATACAGTTACTGGCAGTAACCAATCTTGTACACCATTCTCCTGTGGGACAACCCCATAAGAATTATCCCGGACTACTTTCGTGATTTTTCTGTTCCCAGACAGCTCCGGATAGTGGTCTAATTTATAGGTCCTTTCCTCTATAGTCACTGGCTCCCGACAGACCCATTTTCCCAGAGTGTCAAGAAACTCCTGTATACTCATTTTCTGCCGCTCCTTGGCGCTACCGGCGGCCCTGTAAATGACATAAAAAGGATACTGGCAAGTCTGGCGTACACCGCCCAGAATATCCTCTGTCTCAGCGTATACAAGCGCTCCGGTGTCATTGGAAAAGGCAATCCCTTTTTCTTCTCCCAACTCTTCAAACATTACTTCTTCATCTGGGTACAGACCCGGAAACTGGTTTAAGAGCGACTTAATCGCTGCCGTTAGAACATCATAACCCCCGGCATCCTTCCCGATAGGTTTTAGTTCTCTATCCACGCTTACCACCTCCCGCTGTTTTCTTCACATTTTTTACCCAGGTCTTTCCATCTTTTGCTTTTGCTGCGTCAAACCAATGGGATTGTGCCTTGGGATGCGCCTGTTGTGTATAAGATAGTAGTTCCTTCGCTCTTGTTTTGCCGCTGTATTGACTGACAAGAATCTTCTTTTCTCCCTTTTTCGCCCATGTACTTCCTGTTGAAGGGCTTACCATTGTCTTTCCTTCGTAGAGAAATCGGCCTTGCGGGCCATAAGCAGCATATACCTCTCCTGAGCCCTGTACAGCGGCACTGGCGGCCCGTGTGGTGTTCATAAAAGAACCTGTCACCATAGGCATAAACGGAACCATACTGTTCATCACTGCCCCGTCAAGTTGGTACTGCGCCCTCCGGAACTGCTCTTCAAATCGGTGCATGTCCAGCTTCACCTGGATATTTCCGTCAACAACAGAAAAGCCCTTGAAATGCTTTATCTTACTTCTAGCCATATCATCACTTCCCAAGGATTTCAAAATGCGGAATTACCTTGTACGGGCCGCCTACAGATGAAATCAGATAAACAAAATCCTTTTCGGCGTTCATGAAGGCGTAAAATCCCTCATATCTTCGGTCTGTATAATCCGCATCATCAACAGGGCCTTCTCCGTCCCATGCACCTGCCATAAAAAAATCCGTGGTGGGGTTGAATGTGATACTGTCGTCCAACAGGTCATTCACCTGTTTCCGCCATTCCTTTGGCGGCAGCCACGGCAGTTCCTTCCCAGAGGCATCAACCACCACTCTTTTCCCATCTTTATACACAAACGGGATATGTAACTGTGCATTATCGGTGCTGTCGGGGCCGTACAGCTTCATAATCTGCCCCCGGTCTGTCTCCAAATGCACCCCGGAAAGAACATGAGGATACCAGATAGCGGCAGTATTGGATTCATAAAAATTGAAAATTGTCACAGTGTCACTATGCATGGCGAACCTCCCTGGGTTTATCTTCTCCGCTTACGTCTTGCAGCTCTATCTGCCAGCCTGCTTGCACGTGCCGCCTTCCGGTTGTCCTCATTTCCCCACGGAGTTCCTAGACCGTGCTCATAATCCGGCTTGTTTCTCCGCTTCTCGTGCATGGCTGCTATGTCTGCCTTTGAAAGTTCTTTGTACCCTTCTTTGCCCTTGACAGCATCTTTCAACTTATCATAATCATATTTGCTTACGGCTCCATCAATTAAAGCCTTACCTGCGGCTGTTCTTTGTATTGTCCGTGTCATTCCACCAGGAAATTTATATTGGAACCCGCCACTGCCGCCCCTGCTACCCATTCCACTGCTTCCGCCTCTACCACCCATTACACAACGCCTCCTTGAATTTATCTGTAAACGCCCGGATCCTCACGATGTTCCCCATGCACTCCTCCGGCACGGAGCCATAAAAGATAATGGTTTCCGGGTGTAACCGTCTTACCATTTCCTCATATCCCGCCAGAAACAGTGCTTTCTTTTCTTTGCTGTTCATGCAGCCAACAGAAGACACCGCCACGGTAGCGTTCTCCGGCTCTCCATCAAAACACCACTCGAACGAATCCTGTGTGCTCCATGAGATTGTCGGAATAACCTGAATTCCTGCCTCTTGCAGGTATGCGCCTACCCAATGCTTGCGGTAATGGTTGTATATCTGCATGACCTTGGGGAAATCTGTGTAGGTTGAGAAATCCGGAGACATTACATAACGGAACTGAGACAGCATGGGTATGTACCGGTCAATATTCGTCCAGAGTCTTTGAAAAATATAATCATCAACAAAACAATGAACGCCCTTCTTCTCCCTGTCTTTTGCGGTTTTTGCATAATTGAATCCTATCCACTCGCATCCAGACTCATATACTTCCGGGTGTAGTTTCGGGATTCCATATTCTCCAACTCCTTCAAACATTCTTTTCTGAAGGTTTTCATAATTCCTCGTTTGTCGATAATTTATTTTTCTCACCTCTTTCAGACATTCACTCCTAAGCAACGCAAAGCCGTTACAATGTCTCTACCGTGGTCGTAATACCGATACCTCAGCTTTTTGATGTCAACCTTATATTTCTTTGCCAAATCTACGAACGTGTATTCCTTCCCGCATATTGTGTGATATACGGTATTGCGTTTGTTATAGTTCTGTGTTTCTATATCAGCCCAGCGGCAATTTGACGGCTCGTAATTTCCATTCACATCTATCCTATCAATAGTTAAGTCTTTTCTATATCCGCTGTTGTAAGCCCACTCACGAAATGATTCATAATTATTAAGCCATTCGTCACATACCGAAATACCTCTGCTGCCGTAATTGGGATATGCTATACTTTGAGGATTTGCGCAACGCTCAATCATTCCATAGTAAATGCGATACAATCTTTCATGGATTCTTCCGTCTATATATGTTCTGTTAATCTTGTCTGATTTACAAAATTCAGCACGCAAGCACCCGCAACTTTTTGTACAACCCTTTACTAGATGATTGTTGATAACAACCGCTTCATTTCCGCAGTCACATTTACATCTCCAGTGCGTCGCTCCGTTTCGCCAAACTTGTTCGATAACAACAAGTTTCCCGAATCTTTTTCCTGTTAAATCTTCAATCCGTTTCACAAATCCATCTCCTTTTACAGAGAGGGACTTACTGCTGTCTCCCGACATGTGCCCTCGTTTTAGCACTCCCCCACTCCATCAAATATCCGACGTTCCAGGTTGTCATAGTTCCAGCTGTTTCGGTAGTTCATGTGCTACTCCATCTTTTTAAATCGGTTCCATAATTCTGCAAACTTCTCCCAGCCGTACATAGCCACAAAGGCGACCAGAAATCCCGCCAGAATTGCCGCCAAGATCATGTACCACAAAATCGTCTGCTGGATGTACTGCATATACGCCACAAAGGCGGTCACTGTCATTCCGATGGACAGGACAAACACCAGGATATCTGTCGGGATCTTGGCAAGTACGCCTACACCCTTAAACACCTGTGTAATGACCGACACCATAAACGCCAGTGCGCCGATAACCGCCAGAATGGTGGTCATGTTCGTAATCAATGTTTCCATATCTACCTCGTTCCTGCGTACAGTAATGGTACGCCATCATCGTTCTTTACTCCCGTTAAATACAGCCTTGCCGTATCCTCTAGGTTTTTGTTACTTACCTGTGCATCCCCGGCCGCCTGGTAGACCGCGCTCCATGCCTTTGCGCCGTTTGCCATTTCGGATGGGGAGGCGTAGGAAATTGATTCGGAGCCAGCAGAGCGGGAGATTATCACTCCCGACGTTGCACCGCCGGACCCGCCAGAAGATATTCCTCCAGAGGCGGCAGATAGTGCCTGTTTATCCGCTAGCTCCAGTTGATATAGTTTGTCACAGACCGCACACACGGCCTTCTGTACCTTTGTTGCCGCCCTTTCATTAGACGGTAAGCCGTCAGCCAATCGGTCAAAGGTTATAGTGTCCAGAAAGTCACTGGCGCGGTCTGCAATACGGTCAAAGTCGGATTCCGGCACAGCGCTGCCGCCATATTTTACTGTGTAAAATTCAAAATCGGTGTACGCCATGCCGGAACCTCCTCATCATGATTTAGACGTTACATCGTCATTGCCGGACTTCAACGCTTTATAGGTATTGTCACACTCAACTACTGTGATATGATGTCCGGTTGTGGCCTTGATATCCGTTTTTCCGTCCCACGCCGTCCAGTTCTTGACGCTTTGGCCGTACTTCACCGCGGGAGCGGAATCTGCCGCCACCTTGTACTTATACATGTGCCCGGTTCCAAGGGAAGGTTCAACCGTTACCTTCGTCTCCCCACTCTTTGCCCCCTGCGCCGACGTAACCGTCAGCCTTCCGAGCGTGGTATCATCTGTAATCGTTACAACGGAGATAGCGTCAATGTACTCCGCGAACAGGGTCAGACCCATGATTGCGAACGCCTCAGAAACCGCCGTATTGTAGTTGCCCTGGGTATGAAATCCGATAAGATTCGTTTCCCCGGCACTTACCGTATACACCAAACCGGCGCGTACAAAATCGCTGTCGTTTGGGTCAACGTAATACAGTACAATGTTTTCAACAGGCGTAGCAATAACCCGTCCTCTCTGGATTTCTCCCTCTGCCAGAAGGAAAATTGTGTTAAATCCCATGAAGTTCTTGATATACTGGAAGCCAAACTGATTCTGAATAGTAATATCAGCCGCCCCCAGATATTCATACACGTCAAGAATGTTCACAAATCCAACCGTCCCCGTGGCCGTTCTGTGCATGGTCTTGAACTTGTTTTCTACAAGCCCCTTTGCCATAGCTAATGCCATCTGGAATGTGGTTTCTGTTGCGGTCAGTGTTCCTGTATTCAGATATTTGTAGAATCTGCCTGTTACATCGGTCTGAAGCTGAAACAAAAATTCATCGTCTGTCATCTGTACGGCGTTGTCGTAGCCGTGGTCTTTAATGCTCTCAATGGAAACGGCTTTTGCGTACTTCTCAATCGTAATATCCGCATAGTCCTTTTCCTTTACGATGAATTTGCTGTAGGGGATTTCCTTGCCTTCGCCTACGTTTCCGCTTTCAAGCGTCCCCTCCGCATATTTGCTTTTCAGCTTCGTGTTGGGCTGCTTTTTGATGGGGCGCATAATCCCCAGAATGTCCCGCAGATGCTGCCAGTTGCGCTCGAATCTGGTTACAAAATCTAGCTCTCTGGCAGTCACCTGGACATCTGCTGTTTTAATCAAATTTTCTTTTTCTGGCATGATAGCCCTCCTTAATTAAACAAACTCATGTTTGCAGCGATTGCAGCCTGTCTCTCGGAAGCATCCTTGATACTCATAATCTGGTCTTTCGTCATGGCTCCGCCCTGATTCTGCTTTCCTATAGGCTGAGTAAACCTTGCTGCATTCTGCTGTGCTTTCTGCTGCTCCTCATCAATAAACGCTGAAGCGTCTTTCTCTTTCATCTGGGAAATGAGGTCATTCAGTCCAAGAATCTTTCCATCCTTCAACTTCAGCCCCGCATCCTTGACCTCCGCCATGATGGCTCTTTTCGCCGCCTCGCTGGAGAATTTAATCCCCTCAAACTCCGTTTTCAGAGCGTCCGAAAAATCTCTCTCATACAGCTGCGCCTGTGCGTTTTTCTCGGCAACCTCAGCCTTTTTCTTCCAATCAGCCAAATCCTGCTGCATGGTTTCAAGGTCAACACCCTCAAAGCCTTTTAATGTGGCTTCTGCTGTTTCAGCCTTTTCTTTCCAAGTATCACGTTCTGTTTCTAATTTTGAAACAACTTTGCTGTACTCCCCTGCATTTTTGTAATGCTCAGAAAGTGCCTTTTTTACATCAGCCTGCTTGTCTGCCGGAATCTCAATCCCAAATGATTTCAGTGTTTCGATAAGTTTCTGCATACCAATCCTCCTTGGTCGTGTTTATTGACCTGCCGCCGCAGGTATGGATTAAGCCCGATAGACCACGGGCGGGGTAATCGAAAAGGCAGGACTTGAACCTGCGACACACGGCTTATAAGGCCGCTGCTCTAACCCACTGAGCTACTTTCCGTAAATGCACACGCCGGAAATTGCATCCGCTTTTCAACCTCCGGCTCTTATGTGGCCGTTTCTATTAAGGACGTGTGCAAAGAAAGGAGGTAAATCAAATATAAGAAAAGAGCCAGCAACCTGTCGGAAATTCCGAACAGTTCACTGGCTCTGCGACTGGCGACTGGCACTATGATAATTTAATCTTATTTTTTTCTATATCTACCACAGATTCATTTTTGCATACAGGGCAAAATACAATTAAGTTTTTCGCGACTGTATCCGGGCGAATTTTTGTCCGTGTTTTATTATTACATATCGGGCAATATACCCAATTACTTCTTACCATTCCCCTCACCTACATTAATCATTGCTTGTTTTTATGTATCTATTTTATCACATTGTCCTCGGGCTATCCATCCCCACATTTTCAAAAAGCGGTAGGGAAAACCCACCGCCTGTTTGTGATTACAGCATATTTCTTAGTTTTTCTACATACCTCGAAATTGTTTCCCGGGCTTCTCGGCATTCAGCATCTTTGGACATATCTCCTACCTCCTGTGTAAGTTCGTCCATGTGTTCCTCTAAAGCTGCCAGCATTTTGCGTTTACATTCTTCAGACTTCCCGGAACGATAAGACTGCTTATTATCCATATACTCTGTATACGCATCTCTGCCATCATTTCGGCTGTAATGCCCCCTAACATAATGCTCGCCTCTCCGAGCATAGGAGGAATCACGATCATAATTTCCCATCATGCGCCCATCAGCAGAACTGTATCGTCCGTCACTATTGCGTCCTCTGCGCCGGCTATATCCTTCATCTCTCGAATACGCATTTTCACTGTATCCAGAATCCATTTCAGATAGTACAGACATATAATATTCTGCCTTTTTGTCCCAATACTCTGTATTTTTGATATCCTTGTACATATCAATAAGTTTGTAAGCAGTTTCCAGGTTTGCAGTGTTTAAACCCTTCTCGGCAATTTTTCCAATTTCGTCCTCGACAATTGCACATAAATCCTTGATATCCCTCATTTCTTTCCCTCCTCTCAACCGCATACCCGAACAGCTGTTATATTGGGGTTGTCTACCAGAACCGGAATCGTCCCGGCGTTTTTAACAGAAACGTTTTCACAGCATCCACAGAACACGTCAACGTATGTCTGGGACGATACATTAAAATACTGCTCTACGGCTGCCGGAGTGGCTCGCATGACCGTCCCGCCGAGAATTTCCCCATCTCTGGCGATTCCCAGTGCCACTTCTCCTGCTGTTTCTCCGGTGGGTACCGCAACATTGCCGGAAAATGTAACCAGATATCTACCAGGCTTTGCAAGCGTAACCTGTGCACTCCCGGCCCGGTGTCTTTCAGCGCATCCTCCCTTTGTAGCTACTATAGAAAATGGAATTGACTGCCCTACCGGTACTGTGACCGGCGCTGTATTTACTAACTCAATCATAATATTCTCCCTTCTGCGCAAAAAGGACAGACTTTTACGGCCTGTCCCATCTGCGTAATAACGGCATCAGCCGAACATCCAGAATCATTTTGTTGAGGCCAACAAGACGATCCGAAAGAAACTCCATATGCAGTTTTAGCATCCGCATCCTGCGTTGCATCCACATCCGCCGCCAAAGCTAAAGCCTGTCGGGTTGATGATGGATGTATACGGGGACATTACCGGATAAGAGGGTACTGGTGTAGGTCTCAGCGCGTTGATAATGCTGTTGGTCTGTGCATTATTGGACAGCTGAAGCTGTGCGGACTGTAACTCAGTCTGTAAGGACTGGATCTTGTCCTGTGTAAACAGATCAATGATGCGCTGCGTTCCGGCATTCTGCGCCTCGATCACATCGCGGAATCCGTTGTTTACGGTATTCTGGAGGATGTTGGTCTGGGCTGCCATGTTGTAGTTTACGCCAGCGATTGCCTCTCTGGTGTCGCAGCAACACTGCTGCATCTGATAACCCAGATTGGACAGATTCGCATTTACACCAGCAAGGCCGTTGCAAAGCTGACCGGAAAGGTTCTGGATACCGTTTTCGATTCCCTGTGTGGACAGTGCCGCGTCGATATCAGCGCGGGTTGCATAGCCCTGGAATGCCGGAGAGTTTGCACCTCCACCATTTCCGCCCCAGCCGCCGAAGCCGCCCCAGCCAAACATACCGAAAATTAAAAACAGGATGATCCAGGCTCCCCAATCTCCACCGAAGCCGTCATTTCTCCCTGTGCTGCCAGTTAAAACGGCAACATCAGAAGCAGTTAATCCGTCTGTCATAGTAATAATCTCCTCCGATTATGATATTTACAAACCGTGTGCACCCGGTTATGTACTATTTAAAAAAGCCTTTGAACATGCCCTGCATCTGCTGGGCCATCTGCTGCGCCTTGTTAAGTTGCTGCTGGCTTATCCGGCCAGACTGTAACAGTTTATTGATCTCTTCATTGGGGTTCTTGCCCTCCATTTCTTTCCGAAAGCGCTGGAACTGTTCTATCATTCCAGATGGGCCCCCACCATTCAAAGCGTTAAACAATGGATTCGCCATGCTTACCTCCTTCTGGCTTTGTTGCCGATTCAAGATAGCTGTATAATTCCTCGTATTTGCCCCGTAAATCGTCATATTCCTGTCTGGTGACATATTTATCGTCAAGGTTTATTTCTGTCTGTTTCTGCGGCTCCTGTGAGCCCAAAACAACCTCTTTATAAGCAAACGTCCGAAGCGTCGGCATCCCGGCGGCATCTGTGGTCTTTATGTAAAAATTGGAGTTTTCTGAATCCAACAGAAGGACGCTTGTGTTTGGAGCCACAAGATACGACTTGGCCCCCGCCTCGCCCTGCACCCACAAAATCCCTTGATTTACCTGTTGAGCTTGCTGGGGCTGCTGATATTGGGCTTGCATCTGCGCCAGCCTGTCCATTTGCGGCTGTAATGGATTCATTTGCCCAAACTGATACGGATTGTACCCATATCCAGGTGTATATGGTAATGCCATGCCTGTCCCTCCTATGACTAAATCAATGACTTTGTATAACTAAATTATGGCATAAAAAATAAGCCCCTGACAGTTCATCAAAGGCTTATAAAAGTATCAGCATACCCTTATTATCTTGCTATTCACCCGGCGGCTCATGCGTTTTACAGTTGACACGCTTACATTCATTAACTCCGCGCACCTTTCCAGAGGGACATTCCGCGCCCTTAGCTCGAATAATTGGCGCTCATCCAATGTGAAATTGCAATATGTACGGAAATAATTCAATTCTATCACCGTAAAATCATATATTTTCAAGAAAATTCTCCTTACTGATTCTGCGCAAGATAAGAAATAAGCTTGTCTCTCGTTTTTTTTAGCTGTTCAATATTGTTTCCTGAAATTTGACTGTTTATCATCGTCACAAGTGTTTCCATAATAAGACTGTCCCGCTCTCGTATCTCCTTAAGCGCTTCGAAGTCTTTTTTATCATGATCTTCCAGCGTTTTTACTCTCTCATTTAACTTAAAGGCTGGGGCAATCCACTTGTGAATCACTGCAGCCGCTCCTCCAATGATTGAAATTCCTCCGCAAATAGAAAGAATTGCCTGTATCGTTTCCACTTTTTTTACCTCTCCCAGTAATAAATTGGCACTTCCTCGCCACTGTCCCAAGTATCGTAGTAATATCCGTCCTTCACACATACCACATGCCCGTCAATTCCGAGAATATACGTTCCTTTTGGAAGATCCCGGCAAAAGTCATTGACCGTATATACATATTGTCCGTGATCGTCCACAATATTTCGTCGGAATCCGCATTCTTTAAGATACGCTCCCCAAACAACATTGGCGGAAGGCATATCTGACAGTTGACAAGCTTTGACCATAACTCCGGAAAATGCTGTCTCCCAATCAATGTTAAGGGCCTTGCATATCGCCCGGATAACACAGTCACCTACACGCTGAGCGCGGGGATTTGGGTTGAATTGTTTCCATCTGCTCATAGTACAGCCTCATAGGTTTTCTCAAAAATATCCGGTTTGCATGGATATAACTCTCCGTTCACACCCTGAATGATAAAATCACCAACAGAAACATGATGATGTCCTTCAAGCGTTACGATATACAACTCTATAGGTGATTCTACCGGATTTTCCTGTGCATAATAAGCAATGCCGTTTTCGACGGCTCTTACCATCCATTCCGGGACATAATATTTCCCGTCCGAGCCCTTCAAGTCTCCGTCATACTGGAACGCCTCAATTATAACTGGTTTTTTTCTATACTTCATATTCATACTCCTTTCGCGTTCTGATATCGCCTCGCCGCCCCTCTGGCTTTTGCAGCCTGTTCACGGTTCCAGCGGGCAATCTGCAATCTTTCGTTGAGCGGTCGCAGATCGTTTGCCTTACAAAATTCGCTGTATGCCCTATTCTGCTTAGATAGCAAATAGGATTTCCGGTCAAGCGTCTGCTGAAGCTCAAACTTTGCCGCCTCGTCCTGGCATTTCTCCACGGCCTCTTGCAGCCCCATAACTTCGCGCTTGGTTTTTCGGACGCTCAAGGGCGCGCTGGCGTTGCTCCAGTTTCTCCACGCGGACATTATCAGCGGTCTGTATGTCGGCATACGGATTATTCACGCCGTCCCCAGACCCAAACGAATGCCTACATCCCCAGCCGCATAATCCCTCGCCAGTTCCGTAACCTGTCGTAGATACAAAATCGGGAAACCTCTTATCTCTTCCGGTTCTACTATAAAACGCGGATTGCCAATATAAATGGTTTCCTGGGTTCTGCCCTCCGTTTCCCGTGCGGGCACCTATGTGACCACTAACCAATATGCAGTCCCAATCCATTTCCTCCATGCGCTTGATTGATATGTCCCCAGCGGCCTGGGCTATCCCGGTACGCACGGCCCGCGCTGTGGCGACCTCTATGGTATCTCGGTGACCGGAAGGGTAGTCCACATATACTCCGCCGCTTGCAACGCTCTCCACGGCCTCTCTGACGGCCTGTGAGTAGCTTGTGGCCCCGCTCATGACTTTATTATAGGAAAAATCACATTCGTTCAGAAAAAGCTTCTGTGCGGCTTCTGCGGTGCTGCGGGTCATGTTCCGCCATTCCCCCAGAGTGGCGTTGTAGTTTCGTTCCATGAGCCGGATCAGCGCCGGGGATTGTGTCAGCGGCATGGGAGACAGCCCGGCGGCCTGGTATATCTTGTCATCGTATTCCAGAGCCTTGACTCCGGCCTCTTCCATAGCCACCTTGATTTCTTTCTCCTGCCGCTTCGTGTACTTCGCCAGCTCTGCCGTGATATCCTGCAAAAGGTATCCGCTGTCCTGCAAGACCTGTATGCGCCACGCGTCAGAGGAGGTAAGGAGATAATCGTCCCCTCGCCCGATGCGTATCATCATTCGGTCAATTATTTGCCGTATAATGTATGTATGAAGCTGAGAAGCTATTTCTTCGCTCCCCTCTGCAATTTTTGAAAGATATTCGGGACTTAACATTTACTTTTACCTTTCCACCACATACGCCACTTCCATTCCGGTTCCTGCATCATTTGTAATCACAGTAGTCGGGCCATATGTCCGCAGGGCCTTGTAGGCGGCAATCTCTTCTGGGGTGAGATCACGCTCGATGGGGGTGGCGATGATATACAAAATTTTAAAAGATTTGTCTGCCAGATAATTTTTAATTTCTTCAATCTCTGTGCCAGCAGATATTGGAAGTCTAACTCTCAAATAGTTTGCTCCGCCAGTATATCCGCACGAAACTTCATCTATACTGTATATATTCTGTTCACATGCTTTCAACCTGTCACATAGCATCGAATTTGCACCTAGCGTATTAAAGTTAGAAGCATCTGTAACAGAAATGTTAATGAGAATACTGTTTTCGTGTTTAGCTCCTATATCAACGCCAAAAGGTGTTTTATCATTAAGTACGAAATTATTCACCCTCTGCACATACTTCCCACGCCCCAAGTCAATCTCATCGCACACCCACTGCTGGCCGTTTTGATCCGTGTAGTTGCCATCCTTGCTAACTGGTACACCGGGGAGGCCGTTAGGGGTTTGGAGGGTGAGGGATTGAGGCTCGTGGTATGGTTCGTAGGTTTTTATATCGCCCACGGCAAACATATATTCCAGACCGCCACCCACTTTGAGCTGATCATAAAAGCCTTTAACGTCTTTATTTCCGATAGACCTACAAACTCTGGTTTGTCCTGCGTCAATAGGGAACCATACGTTCGAACCGTCAGTTGCAGAGAATTTGATATTTCCACCCTGCGACGGCTTCCCGTTCGTCATCAAGGTCATTACTGTATTGGCTTTTAAAGGAAATCCATAATAGGTGTTATATGAATTTGGTTTCAGCAGGTTCCTCCCCGTCACCTCAACCGTAATACTTCCACCCTCACCGGCATTCACTATCCCCTGCGGATACTCTGGACTGGGGGATGGTTTGCCGCCGGTGTAGGGTTCGTATGGCAAAACCGAAGAGCCAACATTAATCATAGGGGTGGTTTCTATATTGTTATAAGTCCCGTTGGCTATATAGCAATTATAAGTTGTTTCTGCACCCACAGTTATTTTTTGATTAAATACCCCATCAGTAGGTGCTATGATGTGCCAAGTAGACGGTTTGTCTGCCGATAAAGTATATGTACCGGGTTGTAGTGTAACGGTAAAAGCTCTATTATTGGCATCAATTACACCGTTTAATACAATTTTGCCGTCACTATTAATTGACACAACACCTTTTTCGATTTGCGATTTGAGAAATGTCTTAGCATCAAATAGCTGCGCCCCCGTAGTTCTCACCTGCGTACTCTTCCCAAACACTCTCAGCCCACGGAACGGACGGCCTTCTGCGGCATCATTGATGATGATTGTGGCACCGAAAACTGTATTAATTACATCATTATTGGATTGCGATATTGCATAAAGTAAATATTCCTGCCGTGTTACCGGATCAGGTATATGACCCTCTTTCCCAGCGATTGCCGCCCAGTAATATTCCAACCGTGTCACAGGCGCAGGGATGCTCCCGCCCCATACTCCTGCTGCCTTTGCCATGTAATACTGCAATCTTGTGACAGGCTGCGGGGTGTTGCCAGAATAATCCCCTGCCATAGTCGCAAGGTAATATTCCTCAATCGTCACAGGTTCGGGCGTTTTGCCCTGATATGTCCCTGCAATCTTTGCAAGATAATACTCTTCTCTGGTTATCGGCTCCATCTTATTCCTCCCCGAACAGCCCAGTTTCCTTCGGCTGCGCTTCCGTTACCATTGCCTTCGCATCGTCCTCTGTCATGCCCTCAAATTTGACAAAATACTTCCATGCGGGTACCTTGCCCTGTACGACATAGCTCCACCAGCGTGCCCTGTCCTCCTCACGGTTGTAAGTGATATCCCCGAAGTCGTACACAACCTCATACACCCCGACAGGGGCAATCGCATACAAATCTGCATACACGGACATAGCATAGATAGCGTCATTCAGGCAGCATTCCAACTTGTCCCGCACGTCCTTGATAAACTGGATAGTCCGTTGCTGTTCCGCTTCCACACCTGTCGCTGTCTGGATGCCTGAGGATTCGTTAAATACAAAATATCCGTTGGAGAACCCGCATTTATACCCTATCTGGGACAGGAGAGCATTGATTCCGTCAAGGCGTGTGGCTGTATTGAGCTGCGGCACAATCTCTTGATAAAACTCCTCCGGGCTGTTACCAAACACATTCTTGACATAATGCGGCATCTTCACATCTGGGATGCGCCCATTAAGGTTCTTTCCACTGTCAAACATCAGCCGATCATCCGCCAGGATAATCTTCTCGCTGTCGTATATCTCCCCGGCGTTCCGGCTGTATGCGATATCAAGGTCTTTCATTTCCTCGATGGCTTCCGCGTATATTGGCATCCCCAGTGGAGAGGACGGGTCTATGTTGTTTGCCGAAGGCGTCCGGAATACCCCGTACATGGGAGAATCAAGCCTTTCATTTCCGCCTTTGAAAATTGGCAGCGTTTCTTCCAGCAGGTCAGCCCACTTTGTCTGCGCCAGCGGGATAGGATCGCCGAGGGATTCACTGCTCCTCGACACATACGCCCTGTTTGATATCACATACGGGTATATCACGCTTGATTCCGTCCTTGTCTTGACAAATCTGTGATACTCCAGACGTGTATAATGCTTGTCATTATCCGTATAGCTGTCCTTAAACACAATGCCAGTTATGTTTCCGTCGTCGTCCTGCTCTGTCACTATAAAGTCTAAGGGAGTAAATACATCAAGCCCACCGCCGTTTGGTTTGATGATAACCGTACCGTATGCGCAGCCATACTCTACCCAATGGCGCAGGCTATAATATGCCTTATTAATCTGCTCCTGTAGCCACTCCCCGCGTGCGCCGCCGTCAATCTGTATCTTAATCCCCAGCGTGACGAGCCGCGCCGTCTCGGAGCATACAGATTTTGCAAAGTTGATAGTCTTGATCCGGTTCTCCGCATCCACCCAGTAAGGTGTCCCACGGTAAATGTTTGCACACTCTGTAATCTTTGTCATCATCTGTGCAGATGTTGTGTCTTTTACTTTAAAGTCATTCTCAGCCTGCTTTTTAAATATCATGCCTATCCACCTTTTTACTGCTGATATTAGTCCCATTTAACCACCTATGCCATGTAATAACCTTTCGCTTTAGCCTCCTTGAGATCACCTTCGTAGAAATATCTTTCTACTCTTTCCTTTCGACCATAGCAATTTACTTCCATATCCAAAAGAAAGACTTTCTCATTTGGATCACGTCTTTGACTTATTTTTTTATCAAATTCCTCCGTCACATCTTTTTCACTGTATATTTTTTCAATACAATTTTCCAACAAGTTCATTATGCGCTGTTCCCCCTCCTCATTGACAGCGGGCTCGTGGCGTACCGCAGGGCGTCTATCCAGTGATTATTATGGTCTGGATAGTCTGCAATCACTTCCCCGTTGCTGTCTACTTCGTGCTCATATTCTACAATTTCCTTATAGGCTCTTGGCGTTCTGGCTGGATCAATAACCATCTTCCGGCATTGGAGCCACTCAAAGGTATATTTGACACTCCCCGGCCCCACGTTGGCCTGCCTGGCGGGAAGTCCAGCGTCACGAAAATCTACAATGCTTTCCTGCTCATCTGCACCGCATCGGATTTCATAATCATCATAGCCTTTTTTCTTTATGTCCTCTGCCATTTTGCTGTTGCGGATTTTACAACCGCCCAGCTCGTCCAAAAGATATATTGTTTCGGTGTTATGATTATATGCCACCCGAATGAAGGCTTTTGGGTCGGGATACCAGCCCCAGTCCTGCCCTTGATATATCCGCTCCATACAGCTGATTTCTTCGTCAGTAATTTCTCTGATTTCCAGCATATCAAAGATATTTGTACCAAGCCCCACCGGCTCGCCCAGATATTCATGCCGATATGCCCTCTCATTTGTGACTCTTAAGTGCTCGGCGTCGGCTATAAACTGATCGCCCAGCCATTCTGCCGGAATCGCCCTGTAATCACTTCTGTGCCGATAACTGTCCTCTCTCGGCTCATTGACATACATATTCGCCCAATTACTACGGCTAATGGGAGGATTAAAGGACTTGAATACCACAAACTTACTGCCGCCTCGGAGGACGGACTGTTGTGTATTTCTAATTTCTTCAATTCCTGCAAATTCGTCAAGTTCCTCGTACCAAAGATACTTAAAATATCCTTTACTTGATTTAATTGACTTTGTTTTCTTTGCTTTATCCAATCCTCTAAAAATTATTTTCTGCCCTGTAGGTTTATATATATACTGCATGGGGCTAACACTGAAAGCCCACGCATCATTAGCACCAAGCGCATCTATCGCCCATGCAATCTGTTCAAAGACAGACTCACGGAGAGTGTTTCCCACCTTTCGAAACACTACTGCATTTGTATATTCCCCTCTCTCCGCGTCCATCATCATCCCCAACACAGTTTCTATGGAGATGAAAGAGGACTTTGTAGAGCCACGTCCACCGTATAAGTCATAGTATGTATGTTTGCCGTCCAGGATATCCCAGTGGACAGGGTAAAAAGTAGGGGCTATGATGTCGGTAAGATGGATTGTGTCAGACATTATTCTTCTACATGGCAGGTATTCGTAAGTTTTTTATACACATCTTCATACAACTCCTGTTTGTCTCCGTTAAAGGTGTATTCTGCATATATTCCGTCTCCAGATACTGTAGTAGACGCCAGACATTTATAGTTCTGGAGTGTCTTGCAGCTCCAAACAGTAAAGACATCTCCTAAATCAATCGGAGTTTCAGGTTTATTTTTGTTGTACCACTCCACCAGTTTCTTCTGACAAACACTTTCAAAATGCTTCATTCCTGTAATAATCATATCCCTACTCCTTTTCTGGTCTTGGTATATTATTCACGATAACGATACCGCCTGTATCTGCCTTCTGTACCACATCAACCTTGCGCTTTGCCAGTTCAACGGCGGCTTTCGTTCTCTCCGCCAGCGGAGCTTCAAGGCCAAACTGGTCTTTTACCTCTCCCCGCATGACAGAAGTGAAATACTGCATTATCTCCGCAGCAGAGGCGATGCGGCTATCATCAATTTCTTTCTGCCGCTCTTCGATGTATGCAATTATTTGAGGTTTTCTTAGGTTCTCAGCCCCTGTGGCGTATGCAGCTTTTTCTTTATATCCCGCCTTCTTCGCCGCCTCAGTCGCATTTCCACACTTTAAATACTCATCCGCAAACGCCTTTTGCTTCGGTGTAAGCATTTATCCACCGTCCTCATCTATAAATTCCACATCCTTAAATTTTACTATTATCTCACGTTCTTTACTTAATTCCACTCTTTCGCCTGTTCCCATATATCCGCCAAGCATTTAACCATTTCTATTGTGCTGGCTGTCCTCAGGATCTCATAGTCCCTCATCCTCCAACCGTTCCGCCCGTTTTGCAGTGTAGGTGTTGATAATATCCACACCGTTATCATCCTTCCTTGATCAGATGAATAAAATTGAGAAGATCCGATTTTTATAATCAAGCCAACGGAGAGAAGAGCATTCTGAAGTTTTTTTGCAATTCCCTTCAAGTTCATGTTCTCCCCTCCTCGATTCATAGTCCTATTGATATTTTATCACATTTTATTTTGTAATCCGTCCCCCACTTTTCACCATTTCCCGAAAAGAAGTAAGAAGTGATAAAACTGAGCAGCCGTTTTCCTTTTATATGCGTAAAAATCATCTCTTTTTACAGGTATATACCTATTATGCCCCATAGCATCATACCCGATTCCATTGACAAGGCTATCATAAATACACACTTCTATTCCCGGTGTTGAAGATATCGCACACTCCAACAAAAGCAATCGTTCTTCTTTGTTTAGCTTTCGGCATCTTTCGTATAGTTTTTTTTGGTCTTCTTCAGGAACCCCAAAATCTGTTAATGATGCATTTCGTGTTCTTATCTCAATCACCTCCTGAGGCTTTTCTCTATGCTGCGATCCTTTCTCTGATATTTCTCAGCGTCTTCTGTGTAGACTGTGCGTAATACATACTTGTTACAGCCGGGCTTGCATGGCCCAAAACCTCCTGGATGATTCCAATATCGACCTCTCTGTTTTTCAAGTCCATCGTCTGATGGCTCAAGCTACGCTTTTTTATCATAAAAAGCTGAATCAAATACTGATTCCTTTTTTGAGTGTCACTCTGCCATGTTTCCGGCATAGTGGTAATATCCTGAACATTTACCTTCACAAGCTCGTTGGATATAATATGCTCCAACGCTTCCAGGATCTCTTTCTCTGAAATATAATAGGACATTGCTACTATAACATTGTTGATAATCTCACTTTTTATAGCTTCTGACATATTATGATCCTCCTCTTGTTTTTTCTGCCTGAGTTGGATATAATATACTCAGGCGTTGTTTAGCGGTGGTATCATCTTGGCGGGTGTCCACCGCTATTTTTATTATCTGTCCTGAAACCTTTTTCTGTGCTCCCTATATTCCTACAGCTACTGAAACGAGTTCTTCTGATATCACTTTCAGAACAACAGCACCGCCATCAGGGAGACCCAGACCATAAGGTAATCCCTGCGGTCAATGTTGTGCCGTATCAGATTGACCGTCCCCGTTATGGCCCACATGATGATTATTACGCTCTTGAGTACATTCAACTTTCTACCTCCTGTATTTCTCATTTGGACATAACGATGTATACGCATATGCCGGCATCCGTGCGGACCAGACTTCCAATTTCGGTCCTCGGATTGCATCCATGTCACTGGCTGCCACTGCTCTTTCCCTCTGAAGCCGGTTCACTCGTCTTTGGGCCTCTGATTTCACTATCCCCAAGCTGTATCCCTTCTTTCTGGCCACGTAATAGGGCGATCATGTATTCCAGGTATGGATTTTTCTTTTGCCACATGGCCTCATTCGCCTCCTCATAGGTAGTCTGTGTAGTTTCCGCCAGTTATTACTTTTTAAGACAGGAAGTAATATATTGGCAAGTGATCGTGCCATTTCTACTATGCTTTTAACCAGATTTGCAAACGCCTCTGCTGCCTTTCCTATTGCCTTATTTAGATCTTTCATATTGTCCCTTCCTCCGCTATATGTCAGTTTAACGCAAAATCCATAAAAAATTGCTGAGGTGTTTGCCCTTTGTAT